GTTCAGGTCATGGATCATATGCAGGTAATGGTGGTTCAGGATTTGTTTCTATTACTCCTCTTGGTGCTAATGTAGCTGTTTATAATAGTCCAGGCACATTTACCTATACAACACCTGCAGGTGTTAATTCATTAAACGTAGCCGTCACTGGAGGTGGAGGTGGTGGAGCTGCAGGTAATGATGGTGGTTATGTTCATTTTGGTTGGGCAGGCGGTGGAGGTGGTTCAGGTTACTATTCTACAAGTACAATAGCCGTAACACCAGGTGAGAATTTAACAATCGCTGTAGGATCTGGAGGTAGTGGAGGAGCTGGTGGTTGCGGACCAGGAGGCGCTTCTGGTGGATCTGGTGGCATATCTTCAGTTAGCAGAGGTGCTACAGTTCTTCTATCAGCCAATGGCGGTAGTGGTGGTACATCTCCAGGCGGGACAGGAGGCTCAGGTGGTGCTGGCGGCAATGCAGGTTCTAATGGATCTAATACACAAGGTACAGGTTCTGGTGGTAATGGTGGTGCTTCTACTTATAGCGCTGGTGGCGCAGGTGGACCAGGTGGAGGTTGTGGTAGTGGTGCAGGCTCTGCTGGATCTCAAGGCTCAGGTGGCGGAGGCGGTGGCGCACAAAATGGATCATGTTGTGGACACCCTGGAGGTGCGGGTGGTGCTGGTACTGTAATTATTGCTCCAGTCAATCCTAACGCAGTCACTTATGCATCTGCTGGATCATATTCATTTACCGTTCCTGCAGGCGTTACATCTATTACCATGACAGCTGTTGGTGCAGGCGGTGGAGGTGGATTCCCATCATCAGGTAGAGATGGTGCTTCTGTCGGTGGTGGCGGTGGTGGAGGCGGTGGTGGTGGTACTTCATCATCTACTTTAGCAGTTACACCAGGCGAAACATTATCAATTACAGTAGGAGCTGCAGGCGCTGCTGGAGGTTTTGGTAGTGGCCGTACAGGCGGTACAGGCGGTACAGGCGGACTATCTAGAGTATTAAGAGGTGCTACAGTACTTGTTACAGCTAATGGTGGTAACGGTGGTGCTGGTGGTTCAGGTGATGGTAACGTAGGTGGTGCTGGTGGAACTGGAGGCACAGGCTCAACTTCAAACGGAAACAATGGTGTTGCAGGTTTATCTGCTGACGGTGCTGGTTGGTCAACTGGTGGTGTTGGTGGTGCTTCATCAGTAGGAGCTGGAGGAACAGCTGGAAGATATAGTACACCAGGTGGTGCTGGAATTAATGGAGGCGGTGGTGGTGGTGGATCATCTTCTGGATTTAATCCTAATGATTCTGAAATAGGTGGAGCTGCTGGTGGCGATGGTTTTGTAAGATTTACTTATTAATATGAAAATACTTATTGGCTTTTTAATTGTTATTTGTTTACTTATTTGCGTACATAGGGCGCATGCAGATACAACTACGATTAATAATAAAGGTATGCCTGTGCCTAGCGCTATGGCACCATCTATGTCTGCATTCTCACAAGATGTATGTGCAGTTCCAGTGAGTGCTGCAGGTAATTTAGGTTTTGTATCTTTATCAGGTGGTACAGTATTACTTGATGAGAACTGCGTTAAGATTAAATTAGCAAAAACATTAAACGATTTAGGACTTAAAGTAGCTGCCGTATCGGTGCTATGTCAAGACCCTAAAGTATGGGACGCTATGGAAATGAGCGGCTCACCATGCCCCTACTCTGGATCTGTAGGTAATGCAGCTAAGAAAGCATGGTTTACAAAACACCCAGAAAAATTTAGGAAGCTCTATGGCGAAGATTATACTCTTCCTTCTACTATTAATAATAAGGAGTAATGCTTATGCTTGGTACTGTAATTTCTCAAATACTGAACAAGGTTGGTACTTGGAAGGCTCAATGGTCTGCGAAGGCATCGGAGTTCAAGAAGCACTGCAGCAACATTATTGTGGCTGGTATAGACCGAATGACCCTTACTGTTCAATATATCAAGCTCCAGTTTGTAGCCCTCAAGTTGAGTATCAAACGCTTAGTTGCCCAGTTAATCAATCGGGTGCTATTAATCAAAGTAGGAATTTTGAATGTTCTACACAAAGTTGGACAGCTTGGACAACGACTAGTAACAATTGCACGCCAGATCCTCCAACGTGTATTGAATCTACTGAAACGAGGCAGCTAACGTGTTCAGCTGGTTACGAAGGTTATTTGCAGGAACAAAGAGCTTCTCTATGTTCAGATCCGTATGGTTCTCCAACATGGACTGCTTGGTCAACAATATTAGATACTTGCAAGATGACGACTACAAATATCAACAACCCAGCGAGCCCTATCAGCCCAATCAGTCCCGTAAATCCGAACAGTGTTATCTCACAAAGCATATCAAATACTACGATGACGCAGGTTATAGAGCCAGTTCTAGAAATGAGCCTTGGAACGACTTCTTTACAGGAGTCTCTAACTACGAGCCCGTCCGCCACAACGACTACAGAAAAGTTACAAGTTTCAACGTCAATAGAGCTAAGGCCCGCTCCGCCAGAGGTAAAAGTAGAAACACCTAAGGGCAAAGAAATAGTGCCAGGATTTGGCATAGTATTAAGTATGCAGTTATTAAATGCTCCATACAATATGCAACAGCAACAAGTACAGGAATATATTAGTTTAGAACAGGAAAATGAATATGGACGAATTCAAGAGTTTACTCTCTCACTTCTCTCCGAAACAAATGTTGGTGATAGGTTCGATTCTATTAACCGCAATCGGTGGGCCAATTTATTACGGAATAACCCTCTTCAACGACTTGCAGAGTACGATTGAAGAAGTAAAGAAAATGAGTAATGTAGAAACACGCATTACTGTATTAGAAGACAGATCTAAATCTACTGAGCGTCAATTAGTAGATGTGATGATGTCTAATAATCGTGCTTTAGAAAAGGCTAATGAAGCCTATGGTAAAGCTATTGAAGCCAGCAGTATAGCTAAAACATCCCAAGATAAGATAGCTGATACTGTAGCTAATGTTAAAGAAGATATGAAAGCTCTTAAAAAAGCAGTTACTAACCCACTAGGAAATTAATTATGTTATCAATACTAAGTTCAATTCTTGGCTTCGCTACTGCGGGCTTACCTAATATACTTCAGTTCTTCCAACAAAAGGGAGATCAAAAACATGAGCGTGAAATGGCTCAATTACAAAATGCTCAAGCTTTGCTTATGGCAGAGAAAGGTTTTGTAGCGCAAGAAAAGATTGCAGCGATTGAATTAGAAGGTACCTATGCAGAAACTTATGCACAAGAACGTGAAGCCTTATATGACCACGATAAAAAATTAGTAGAAGGCGGTTCTCAAACTGTAAAGAACTGGAACGCTATGGTAAGACCAGTAGTAGCCTTTATCTTTGTAGGCGAGTTAGTGCTTATTAATTTTCTATCATTAGCTTGGGCTATGTGGTCTGGTGTTGACTTTGTTATAGCTTCACAAGAAGTATTCTCTACAGATGAAATGGCTATCGTAGCATCTATTATTGGATTTTACTTTGGTTCAAGAACTTGGGAAAAGAAATAAGTGAAAGTATCAGAACGTGGTATCAGACTTATTAAACATCATGAAGGCGTTCGTAATAGGCCCTACCGTTGTCCTGCTGGGCTTTGGACTGTTGGTGTGGGTCACCTTATTGGGGATGGTAAATCATTGCCTGAATCTTGGAACAAGACCTTTACGAAAGAAGAAATAGATGGAATTCTTAAGTCAGACCTCAACCGCTTTGAGTTGGGAGTACATAAGATGCTACCTAACGTGCCTCTTAGACAATCTGAGTTTGACGCTCTTGTCAGCTTTTGCTTTAATTTGGGTCTTGGATGCTTTCAGCGTTCAACCATCCGTCAAGCGCTTCTTAGGGGCGATAAAAAGGCGGCTATGGAATCGTTAATGAAGTATTGCCGTGCAGGTGGTAAAATACTACGTGGACTACAAATTCGTAGATTAGATGAAAAAGCACTCTTTGAAGGTAAATAATGCCATTACAAAAATTAACATATAGAGCTGGAATTAACCGTGAAGGAACTGACTATTCTAATGAAGGTGGTTTCTATGACGGTGATAAAGTACGTTTCCGTTCAGGACAAGCTGAGAAGATTGGTGGTTGGGTACAAGTAGATCCAGACCAATTTGATGGTGTAGCTCGTTCATTATGGACTTGGACAAATACCGATGGCGTATCAAGTTATTTAGCTGTAGGTACTAATCTTAAATACTATATCTTTTTTGGCGGTGTTTACTATGATATTACGCCAATTGTTCAAACTGATGGTACAGCATTACCCCCTCCCAATCAATTAACAGCTAATCCAATTGCAACCACATCTGGATCTAATGTAGTTACTATTACAGATGGTAACTATAACCCAGCGATTGGTGATTACGTTACGATTACTACAACATCACCTGTAGGTGGATTAACAATCAGCGGGGAGTATGTAGTTAAAACAGTACCTTCTACTACCACATTTACAATTCAAGCGGCATCAAATGCATCATCTACAGCAACGGGTGGCGGTACAGTTACATTAGCATTTGCTTATCCAGTAGGTTTTGATATTGTAACCATTGGTACAGGTTGGGGTGCTGGTAATTGGACAGGTGCAATTGCTACTACGGGTGTTACACTTACTAATCCTTTTGATACTATTAATGGATCTACTACAGTAACCGTTAATCAAACAGCGCATGGTTTAACAACAGGTAATTGGATTTACTTTAGTTCAGTACAAAATAATGTATCTGGCATTTCAAATGTTATATTAGAAAATCCATTTCAAGTTACAGTAGTCAACGCTAACCAATATACCATATCAACAGTTTTTGCATCACAAACCTATCCAGCAAGTGCTACAGCGTCTGGACTTGGTGGCACAGTTGTAGTTAGAATTCCTGTCACACCTAATCGTGGATGGGGTACTGGATTTACTACAGGTATTTCACAACAATTAAGACTATGGTCTCAAGATAATTACGGCCCTAATTTAGCTTATGCTCCTCGTGGCGGACCCATATTCTACTGGTTAGATTTAACTGGTGTTTCAGTAAGAGGATCATATCTATCTGCCTTATCTACAGCAGCTGGGTTTAATGGTGCTTATGTACCAAAAACAACCAATCAAATTTTAACATCTGCTACAGAACAATTCTTAATAGCTCTAGGATCTAACACTTATGATCCTGCAACACCTAATACAACATTTAATCCTATGATTGTAAGATGGTCTGATCAAGGTAATCCATACCAATGGGTGCCAGCACCTACTAATCAGTCTGGTGAATTTACTTTAGCTAATGGATCATATATTGTAACTGGACTTACAACTCGTCAAGAAATTTTAATTTGGACTAATTCTTGTCTATATTCAATGCAATACATTGGATATCCTTATATATGGTCATTCCAAGTGTTAATGGACAATATATCTATCATGGCTCCTAATGCAGCCGTCACAGTAAATAACGTAACTTACTGGATGGGTAAAGATAAGTTCTATCAATATACTGGTGTGGTCTCTACTCTCCCTTGTTCATTACGTCAATTTATATTTGAAGATATTAACACTGAACAAGCATTCCAAATATTTGCTGGCTCCAATGAAGGCTATAACGAAGTATGGTGGTTCTATGTTTCACAAAACAGTGCAGGCACTACAGTAGATCGTTATGTTATTTATAACTATGTAGATAAAGTATGGACATATGGCACTATGGCAAGAACAGCTTGGCTACAATACGGTATTCAACCTAATCCAGTAGCCGCTGATTACAACGGAAGACTTTTATATCATGAGGTAGGTAATGATGATGTTTCTACTGCAAGTCCACAACCTATTGAAGCCTATATCCAATCATCTGACTTTGGTATTGAAGCTGGTGAGCATCTTGGTTTTGTATGGCGTATGTTGCCTGATGTCAATTTTAATGGTTCAAGTGTTAATAACCCCTCTGTTACAATGACACTGTTTGGCAGACAAAATGCTGGAGGAGCACCTTTTGGATCTGATGTAGATACTGTAACGAGTGCTCAAAACTATTCAACAATTACCCAATATACTATTCCACAATTTACAGGGCAAGTTTATACACGTATTAGGGCTCGTCAATTGTCTTTTGAAATTAGATCAACAGGATTGGGAGTAGCATGGCAATTAGGTATACCTCGTATTGATGTTAAAGCAGACGGG